CATCTTCCGATACCTCAATTGCAAAATAGCTGTGCCACACCTTATCCTCTTCCACAAATTCATGATAAATTACCGGATGGACATTCCAGTCTCGCAACTTATTTCTAAGCTCAATCAATTTTGGATGCTTCGGTGTTTTTGAATAAAAGCTAACCTGGTATGTAATCCAGTCTTCGTATACTTCCCCGGATGCCAGCCGGTCTTCCCAAATGTAATCCCAATATACAATCCGTGGGTATACATTTATATTTTCCTGGCTCGCAATCCCTTCATTCACCACAACACCGGTAGAATGCAGTAGTTCACTCAATTCCGATTTAGTCACGTACCTCTACCTCCTGTTCCGGTTTTATAAGTGTAAGTTCCGACTGTGGGAAACCATTTTTATCCACAATCTGCGCTGCGTTATACACACGATGTTGTCTTCCATCAATCACGCATACACATTTACTGTCAATTTCCTTAAAACGTGGGATTCTGATTTTCATCGTAACTTCAATTCCGCCCTGCCCCAGTTCATAGCGCACCCGGTCATATACGGATATTTCCGCATACCAGACTTTTAAATTTTGGCTTTCCAAATACTCAACCGGGTAATCGCCTAATTTTTCGGTTTTGATTCTGTATAAGTCAAATACGCCGTCCGTATACTCTGGAGGGTTAATCATGTATCCACCTCCGTCCCCATCTGCCAACTTAATATCACACTGGCATAATTTTGTTCCCACTCATTCAGTTTGTGGTGATATGCATAGTAGACATAGTTTTTCAGCAGGCTTGAATATACCGGGTCGCTGTTTAAACTTGCAGCTGGGTTTAATCCGCCCAGCCGGGCTGCCCCCTCTTTTAAGTAGTTTTCCAATCCAGAGTCTGGAAAGTACGGAGGAATTTGAAATTCCTCTCGCACGTCCGTTAAAATCTTATTCATGGCTTACCTCCCTTACGGAGTAGTTGTAGTTGCCTCTGTTACTGGAAGTTTGTATTCCTCCAGCTTCGTTACATCAAAAACGACTGCAACGTTATCGTCAATTGCCCGGCCATTACCGTATGCCTTGCCAATGATTAAGTCTGCATCATCCATGGCTTTTGTCTGGTCGTAAGTATCCATCATCACAGAGGACAGCCCCATGACGTAGGAATCTGCAATTGTTATGATTCCTTTGCCTGCCGGAACATTCGCATCTACAATCTTTTCAATCGGCAAGAAGGATGTGTTGCGGTATCCACCGGTTAAGGCTTCTCCGTACAGAGCCGGGTCTACGTACTCCGCCTCGTCGTTCGGATTACAGATTAAGTACAGGGTTCCAACAGTCCTAAGCCCATTGTCGGAAAGGGTTTTACGAACAGCAGCCAATCCCTTCGGACTAAACTTTGTCACATTTGTGAGTACGGTTTTTGCTTTATTGGTTCCATCAGTGTCCGTGGTTTCAATCTGGCGCATAATGCCGATAGGCGCGTTCTTGCCATCTCCGTCCAGGTAAGCGGTTACAAGACCATCCTGCACAGCTTCAGAGAGAATAGCAGTAAAATACTTATCCACAAATGGAAGTGCCAAGTCTCGAATTGCTTTCGGGATAACCATAAATACGGTCATTTTATGCAGCTCGATGTTCAAGGATGTAAATGTCGCAGACATCTCCCCGGTAATTGCTCCGGTCAACTCACCCCACTGTGCGGCACCAGTCTTAGACGCTACCAGCCATTTTTTTACATTGGCAGGAGCAAAGTTAATCAGTTTCAAAATATTGCTGGCCTTTTTAACTTTGTCCAGCGTTCTGTCAATTACCTCATTAGGGATGATGTCAATCTGCTGGGCGGTTACTGCCTGCTTAATGTCCTTAAAATTCTCGTAAAAATCCTTCTCTCCCTGCGACAGGCTCGGAAGGTTCAGGGATTTCCGGTACTCTGCATCGTAGGCGGCCTTTGCGTTCTGCTCGGTCAGTTCTTTAATCAATCCTTCATTTTTTGCCGTTGCAATCATATCAGCTGCTTCGTAGATGGCCTGCGCCATATCCTCCGGCTTTGCATCGTTTAAAAGCTGTTTTACTTTTTCCTGCACTTCTTTGTTTACTCCATCAATCTTCATTCTGGTTTTTCTCCTTTTTTAGAATTTAAAAAAGCACCAAATCCGGTGCTGGCTTCTTGCTTCTTGCTTTGCTTTTCTTTTTTAAAAAGTGGACTAAGCTTTTCATATATCTCAGTCGCAATTTTTGAAGCATCCACGGTTACTTCGGCGCAATTAACTTTTTCTGGAATTGAAAGAACTTTCTCCCTAATTGCCATCATAGCAGATTGATTAATTCCCTCCTCTTCCTGTTCTACAATGCTGGTCGCAAATCCCTGTTTGAGAGATTCCTCTGCGGTTAGCCACGTCTCATCGTCCATTAATTGAATGAGTTCATCCTCCGATATATTTACGTGCGCCATGTAGGCATTTCTGGACGCTTGCGTAATCTTGTCTAAATCTTCCGCCTGTTTGCGCAATTCGTTTGCGTTTCCATACCCCGAAGACCACGCATTGTGAATCATCAGCAAGGATGCGCTATTCATGATTCGTTCATCCCCTGCCATGAAAATTACGGATGCTGCCGAACAAGCAAAGCCATCACAGTAGGTTGTTACCTTCGCCTTGCTGTTTTTAAGCGTGTTGTAAATCGCAAGGCCTTCTGACACGTCACCTCCGTAAGAATTAATATGGACATTAATCTTATTGGATGTAACGCCCTGTATCGCCTTAACGATTCCATATGCGTCAGTATCTTTTTCTTTCCACGGATACCCGGTTATATTTCCGAATATGTACAGGTCAGTTTCCTTGCCGCTTGCTTCCATCGAGTAATACTTTTTCATATCGCTTTCCTTTCTGTTTATTTGCTGTTTCACCCAGCAGCCGGGAGATAAGCGGATCACCTTGCCTTTCTATGGACAATCAATAAGTTTCATTTTATTTTCCGCCCTCCTTTTCTTTTCCCAAATCGTTGGTATAGTTTTTAGTGATAACTCTTTCCTGGCTAAATTCCGTGTTAAGTGGCTCCCATCCGACCATTTCACGAACTTCATCAAAGTTAAATCCGATGCTTCGTAGCTTGTCCAGATTGGCGGCGCTTTCAATAATATCTACGTGCTTATACCGGCTCAAATCTATCCAAATGGCTTCACCGTCCAGATAACTTTGCTCTCCGACAAGTTTAGCATTGATGGAATCGTTAATAACTTCGACCACCCATTTCACAGCGTAGGTGATGAACTCATTCGTACTGTCTGCCTTTTCCGTAATCTCACCCAGAAAAACGGATTTCGGTATATCAAACGCAAATGCGCATTCTGTAAATACTTCTTTCGCAAGGGCAGTTATGTCGGAGCTGGTATTTTGTGTTTCAATTTTTAACTGTTCAAGCGTCAACCCGGAGCCATTTGTGATAATCTCAACACTATCCGATTCCAGCAATTTCTTGATTTTCGCCCTGTATTCATCCATTGACAGAACTTTGTCAGTTCCGTCAGGGTTCTTTGTTCGAATGGCCGGTAGCTGTGCGTTCATGTTTAAATTAAACTTTGGTGTACTGGCAATCTTTTTTGATGCGACCATGGCACTTATTGTGTTGTCATACAAGTTCAAAATGTTTTCGAGATATCGCTTTATCTTTCCGTTTCGTGTCCGCAGATGCATAACATCGTCGGCGGTAAAGGTTCTATCAATCTCGTAACTTTTACCATTTGTTTCGATTGTGACATCTTTGTATATTTGCGGAAATAAAACAACGTCCGTTGTGTTAAAGCTTTCCATCAAGTAAAGGCTGCCATCAAGCTTACATATCGCCGCTTCGGATTGCGTCAGTAGCTTTTCAATTACTTTCACCCAAAAATCTGTAGCTGTTTCGTTCGGATTTGGACGAACATTTAACATCCAATAGACATGGTCTTTCGTCCTTCCATTTTTCCTTTGTACAATAAATTCGCTTTTCGCAATCGCTTTCGCAATCATCCCCACAGCTTTTTCAATTGCCAGTTCAGATAGCTGCAGCTTTTTCACATCCACAGAAATCAAATCAAGCAGTGATTTCTCTGTTCCGTCTCTACTTCTAAAAAACCAATCAAACATAGATTATTTGCTCCTTTAATAAATCTTTTGAATACATGGCGGCAACAAAAGCCATGAAGCCATCATTTTTCCTTAGTTTCGGCTCAATCTTCGTGTATTGCTTATTTCCATACTTGTCAGTAGTCACTTCGGTATTATTTGTGTACCACCGCATAATCGCTGATGGTCCAAAATTAATTCTATGCTCTGCGAACAAACTTTCTATTTCAGGGGCAATTATTCCGCATACAGAACCTAATTTTCTAAGCATTCGCAACATGCCGTTTGGATCCTGTCTGGTTTCCGGTAATATCCCATAAGATTCAAAGGCCGCCTTAAACAGGTTGTACCGATAAGTGTCCATCGTGATTTTCATAACCTGGTAATACCGCATCTGCTCCATGCACCAATTGACAATCAACTCGTGAGGAATAACCGGCCCTTGAACAATTTCGTAATCCTGAAATTCTTCTAGCCCAGAATTTTGAACTATCGGAAATTTGATTGAATCTAAAAAAGGAGATTCCGCGCAAATCCATGTGTGTTGTCTCCAGATGTATTCTCCGTCCGATTCCGTCAATATACCGGCTGATGCGAAGTCTCGGACATCTGCGTAATCTAATCCAATGATGGCGGGCTTGCATCTTGTGTTAGGTGTGTTTCTTGGTGCCTTGCTTTCTGCATCGTCTTCACAGTCGTAGCAGCATCTTAAAATATTAGGCCAGCTGGTTACTGTCTGTTCTTCATTCCTTGCCGGGAGATTCATTCTCTTTGTTAAGAATTCCGGTTTCTTGCTAGGAAGCTTTAACATCTCCAAATAATCTGCTTTAATCTGATTTGCCAGTATCGGCATGTATTCCATTGATGGATTTGCCTTATGCCATCTATCCTCTATGTCAACTTCTTTTAAATCATCCATCTTACAGATGAAAGGAAAATATCCTAACGGATTCTCACCTGTTTCAAGAATTTCTTTTACCATTGCGAGTATTTCATCTAATGGGCCGTCTCTGACATATCCGTTTGTTGTTATAATAAATTCGCGTGGATGTTTCACTTTTCCCAATGCAGATTCAAATACATTTATTTGCTCATAATTTTCATAAGCATGTATTTCATTCAGGATCAGGCATCCAGGGCGTTTTCCGTCCTTTGTGCTGGCATTTGAAGTGTTATATTTTAGTTCTGATCCAGTGGCAGTATTTGTAATAAGTTCTTTAGTAACTTTGAACTTACCCTTCATTGATTGAGTGCTCGTTGCATCGTAAGCAACCTTGAACGTGTCCTTTACCTGTTGCTCTGAATTGGCGACAATTTCAATGTGATAATTCTTCACTCCGTAAAGCGGTGTTTGAAAGAAGTTTGCTAGTGGAACAATGAATCCGTCTTTCCCGTTTCCGCGCCCCATCATTACAATAAATTTAGGGAAAAGCGGCATATCATTCACGTACATAAAAGCGAACGCATATATAAACTTTTGATACGGAAAAAGCGGATAATATTCCTTTCCGCAGTACCGGATGCAATTTTTATAAGTCTTCTCATCAAAAAAAACATCGTCACGCTTCAATGTTGGCTTGACAATGTTCTTGATTAATAGCTTGCGTTCTTTGTTTATCCAGTTCGGGTGCTTTTTGACATATTCGATGTATGTATCAATTTCAGGACACTTTATCACAGATAATCATCCTCTGCCGTACTGTTTGATAAAGGTTCTTTCAAATTCAAGTCGCTTAAAATTTTAAGCATGGTTGCGGTGGTTTTCTGTAAGTTCTGAACTGATTCATTCGGTTTGTCAACCGTAATCCCATTTCCGTTAGTAGACTTGTACCGGATTCCGTTATCGTCGATGTCTTTCAGCAGAGTTTCTTTCAGTTTCCAGTATGACATGTAATCATCCACTAGGTCGCTGTAGAATTTCGCTGTTTTATTTTGTAGCCTTAGCTGTTCCATGAGGGAATTTTTCACCTGTTCTTCTTCTTTCACTTTCAAAGCATCACCACCTTTCACTACTCTCGAATACGTCAATTACCTCAAACGGTATATTACCGTTCAAATATTTTAATAAAATAGATTCGTTACAGTCTAATGTATCGCTAATATCTACAATATCTCTTCTCCTTCCGCGGGCAATGATGTTTTTCCAGCACTGATTCATAGTTGTATTTATCCAAATATATTTTTTGTCTTCTCCATCAAAAGCTATCTGCTCATCAAACGTCGGATAGCAAGTTATGTGGTACACAATTTCGCCCTGCTTGTGTTTTGACAATGTAAACAAAATCTGGTTTCTTTTGTCCCCAATGATATCAAAGTCACTGACTATTCCCTTTTGCCTTTCAGCCCATGTTGATTTCCCAGAACCAATCAGACCACACACCATCACAATCATAATTATCACCCTTCTCACGCGAGAATTAAAATTTCTCCAGAGTCATCC